AGCACCGCGCCGACCACGAGAAGATGGTCGCACGCATGGTGGGTGGTGAGGCAGTGAGCCGCGGCGAAGAGCGCGAAATCGAGAAGCTTAACGGCAAGTTTAGCCTGTCGCGTGCTGTCTTGACTGCAGCCAACGGCCGGTCCTTGGAAGGCATTGAGGCAGAATGGGCACAGGAGGCACAGCGTGAGATGCGGGCCCAGGGCTTGCAGGCTGTCGGCCAGGTGGCCATCCCGATGAAGGCGCTGTACCGCGCAGGTGCTGCCGACGCATTCGAGGCAGGCAGCGGCGATGGTTCCGGCTTTGTAGCTACCAACGTCCCCGGCGCTATCGGTTCCCTCATCGCTCCGGCTGTCATCGAGCGTTTGGGCACGACTGTCATCAACGGAGCCACGGGTAACCTGAAGTTTCCACGTGTATCTGTCGCACCGACCGGAACGGCTGAAGGTGAGACCGAAGCAAACGCAGCATCGGGCATGGAGATGGACGAGCTGACCCTCAGCCCGCAGCGCGTATCTGCAAAGACGACCTACTCCAAGCAGCTCCTTCTCCAAGGCGGCGCAGCGGTGGACCTGGTCATCGCGCAGGAGCTCAACGCAGCCATGAACAAGTTCATCGACACGAAGGCTTTTGACACGCTCGACGGCGCATCGGTCAACGACTTGAGCACGACCGCGGCAAACACGGTGATGAACGCAGCCCTGGCTGTGGCGATGGAAGCTGCAGTCCTCGCTGACGGTGCCGACCTCGCGAACTGCTTCTACGTCATGAGCCCCTACGCTTACCAGCTCGCGAAGAATTCGGCGCAGGTTTCGTCGGTCTCTGCTCTGTACGACCTTGCCAGCAACACGTTCAACGGCTACCGCGCTATCGCTACGCCGTACCTCACGAACGTAGACGCTACGACCGGACAGGTTCTCTTCGGTAACTTCCAACAGGGCGCTATCCTCTGCTACTTCGGCGGAATCGACCTATTGATTGACCCATATAGCGCTGCAGGCAACGCGCAGATCGTCCTGCACGTCAACCGCTTCTTCGATTTTGACGTTCGCCAGGCTAACGCCCTCGCGAAGTGCAACGACGTTGTAGCGTCTTAATTGACCTGACACCATAGGCGAAGGCCCGGGGCACTCCCCCGGGCTTTCGTACTTTCGGGCCATGGTTACCACCGTCAAGGTCACGGGCACCCCGGTGCTCAACGACATCATCACCGTCGCGGACCTCAAGACCTTCTGCCGCGTAGACAGCGCCGACGAGGACACGCTCATGGACGCGCTACGCCAGGCAGCTATCACCTGGTGCGAAGAGTACTGCAGCATCCGCCTCGGCGACGTCGCAGCTATAGCCTACGCCGACGCGTGGGCGCCGCTCGGCATCACCGTCGGTCCGGTGCAGAGCATCACCTCCATCACCTACACGGCAAGCGACAACACTACCCAAACGCTGGGGGCGAGCTACTACTACTCCGACCTCAACAGCCAAATCGCACGCATCCGTTTCGTCAGCCCGCCGGACCTGTACGACGACGCGCTCAACCGGGTGCAGGTCAACTGCGTCATCGGCTACCCTGAGGCGTCCGTGCCGAAGCCTATCCTGCAGGCCGTCCGTATCCTCGTGGGACATTTCTACGAGAACCGCCAGCAGGTGGTCACCGGCACCATCGCCACCGCCGTGCCCTTTGCGGTGGAGGCCCTGCTTTCACCCTACCGCCTGCTGCACCCATGAGGATAGGAACGCTTGACCGACGCGTAGAAATCCAAAGCCTGACCACGGTGAAGGATGACTGGAACTACGACGTGACCACGTGGGGCACTCTGGCGGAGGTATGGGCGTCGCGCCGCGATCGCAGCAGCGGCGAAGTCACCGAGGTGATGAAGACGGTGCAGCTCAACCGCACCGAGTGGACGGTGCGCTACCGCTCAGACGTGGACACCACCATGCGCATCATGCACGACAGCACGTACTACTACATCGTGGGCGTCGTGCAGATAGGCCGCAAGGAAGGGCTGATGCTCATCACTGAACTGCGCGACTGATGGACATCAGGCCCAAGTCCAAGGTCATCAAGTCGCAGCTCGGCAGCTTCGGCTTTGACGGGCGCCAGCTCAAGGCCATCGAGGACGAGCTTATGAGCATGCCGCTGCGCTACCGCGCCAAGGCCATCATAGGCCCCATGAAAACCGCGCTCGGCATCACTAAACGCCAGGCACAGACGAATGCGATGGCCAGCGCCCGGACGGGCAACCTCGCCAAAGCCGTCCAAGTGGTGGAAGGCAAGGACAAGCGCTACACCTACGTGGTGCTGCGCGTGAACCCGAAGACCAGCTACTACCTGCCTGCTCCGGCGTGGATGGACCGCGGCATGCCACAGCTACAGCGCCCTATCAAGTACGCCCACCTTGTGGCCGGAGGCACAAAGCCAGGGCTGCGTACCAACCGCGAACTGCAGGACGGACGCCGCAAGCACTTTACCGTACGCAACGAGGAAAGCGGCAAGGTGCACCGCCTGTCGCAGTGGCTGACCCCTAAGGTGCCAGGCATCCAACACCCCGGCACCGAGGCCAACAACTTCATGGAGGACGCTTGGACCCTCACGAAGGACCAGGCGGAGGCCAAGTTCCGCGACATCGCCATCGACCGCATACTCAAGTTTAAAAACAGGCAAGGCTTCAAATGATCAACCACATCATCGACATCCTGAAGGCCGACGCCGCCGTGACGGCTGTCACCACCGCCGACCGCATCTTTCCGCTCGCGCGACTGCAGGGTAGCGCTGTACCCGCTATCGTGGTGCAGCTGACGAACACCACGCCCGTAGATACGCACGACGCGCTGGCCACGGTGGATGAGCACCTCGTGCAGGTCACCGCCATAGGCACGACGCCGAAGCAGTGCTACGATTTGGGCGAGGTGGTGCGCCTGTCGCTTGACGGCTACCTTGGCGGCGACATCAGCAGCCTCCGCTTCGCGACGCAGGCCACCGACATCTTCGAGGCGGACGACCTCTTCACAATCACCATGCAGTTCGACGTGCACCTCCAGCGAGGCGAGGTGCAGCTGCCGACCTCCGCGGCAATGGGCTCCGACCTGAACCTGCGCGGAGCACTGTACTACCGCATCCAAGACCTGGCGCTGGTGGACGGGTTCAGCTACACCTGCACCTCCGCCGATTACGTGCTGTTCGCTGATTACGCCACCGCCTCCGGCACGGCTTCGGCAACACTGCGCCTCCCTGCCGTCGCGTCTAACGAAGGGCGCGTTATCCGCGTGAAGACCGGCAAAGGGCTGAGCAACAGCCGCATCCTAATCATACGCGGTAGCGTAGCCGACGACGCGGAAATCGACGGGGCCGCTACCGTCACCATGGACCGCGACTACGACGGTATCACACTGATGTGCCACCGCACTGAGTGGTACGTCGTACAGCGAAAAAGCAAATAATTGACACTCCCTATCTTCACGAAAAATCTGAACCATCATGGCAACTACTGGAAAAGTCCGTTCTAACGCCATCGGCGTGTACATCTCCAACACCGCCCTGCCGGACGCAGGGCTCACCTACGCAGGGCCGACCTTCGGCGACGGCCTTACGGAAGACGACGAGTTTGAGCTCATCGCCTGCGCGACCTCCGGCTCTTTCTCGGGATCTATGGAAGTCATCGACGCGACGACCAAAGACAACGACGGCCAGCGGGAAATCCTGACCAGCGCCCTGTCGTGGTCTATGTCCTGCGACGGTCTCATCGACTACAGCACGGCAGCGGGCAGCAAGTCGGCCACCGAGCTCTTTGACCTGTGGAAGGCAAAGACGAAGGTGCGCATCGCATGGACCACGGGCGTAGACGGAGACGTCATGCTGTGGGGCGACGCCTACATCACGAGCTACGAGGAGACCGCCGGACTGAACGAGGTGGCCACCTACGCGGTGCAGTTCGAAGGCGACGGCTCTATCACGAAGTCAACTATCGACGACACGAACGCAACATTTACGAATAACAACGACTAAGTCGCTGTAAATTCGGAGCATGACTAACACGCTCCGCGGACAATTCGACGTGAAGCTCGGGGGCGACCTCGAGCTTCCGTGTTTCCTGAACCTTCACGCCGTGAACCTCGTCTGCGAGGAGCACGACCTGAACCTCACCGGCTTCCAGGAGGCGCTGGCTGATAAGCCCCTGAAGTTCCTGCCGCTCTTCATCTGGGCCGGGGTGCGGACGGCTGCTGTCCTAAACGACAGCGAGCCGCCTATCACCTTTGAGAAGTTCAG